TCCGCCCTGTCTGATGATCCGGTAAGTTTGGTGGTTATCCCAGGCAAGATACCTGGGGTTTACCATCGCTACCAGGATGGTAAGCATGAGGTTGAGAGGGTGTATGGCTGGGCAGAGGCCAGGTTTTGTGAAGTTGAAGGGAGGGTTGCCACCATTGAGTGTGTTGGGGCCAACCCTCTCCATCAGTATTACCTGGTCCACCGGCCTTATCATGACTCACTATTTCAAGAACATGAAAGGCTGACGTGGCGCAAAGGCTTCTGGGCAAAGGAGATGGACATGGGTGATGACGTATGCGCCTACACCAGCTGGGTACCTGAAATGGCGTACCTACTGGTAGTGGGCAGTAGGATCCTTGGGTTTGGCGTGCTAGACAGTCTGGCCGTCGTTCACCAGGAGCAGATGCGTCTCGCTGGCCGCTGGGATATCTGGGGCAATCCAAGCAACGATATGTTGCAAGCCCTAGCCGTCAGCGACCGTGCCCTGTCACATAGTGTGCCCAAGGGATCCAACCCTGCCCATGCCCGTGTTTTTACACTGGGTGTTAGGGCATTAGCTCTGGCACGGAACGTGAGTGGCGAGATGTCGGCGGTTGCAAAGTTCATTTCGGCATCGAACCATTACGGCGGGGAGTGGTATGAGAGAGTGTGGCGCAAGGTTAGTGGTGGTACTCAGGGCATTATACAGCCCCGTATCACATTCAAGCTCCCCGTCACTCAGACTCTGGAGACCGTCCCCGTGATAGACCGTGGCGCGTCAGTACAGTTCGCAAGCTACATGTTGAAGAAGCCTCGTAACCCGGGCGTGAGTATTGCATCAGAGATGACTGCTACTTCAGCCCTGGTTTCACAAGAGGGTCTTACTGTGGCCGCCTGGACCCGGCATTGCATTGTGCGTCCCGTGATAGACCTGGAGTCGATGTTGGTAGTCTTGAAAGACTTTGTCAACGTCGAGGTGGTTTGCTCTATGACTGAGCACGGGTTCGCTGCTGTCGGGTTCTGGCCTCTGGAGAAGGTGGCTGACGCGTATCCTTCGTCAGTGCGCAAGCGGATCATGCTGGAGAGGGCGGCGTTAACCCGCACCCTCGGCGCAGAGCCCGTGGAGAGTCGGAACGTGAAGTTCCC